CAGCAAAGTCTGCAGCATCAACCACTCGTGCTTCTATGCCGAGAGCAGCGTCGCGCTCCTCGCGTAATTTCATTCCAATCGCAACAAAGTTTGGGAGGGACGGTGTCATGAGCCTCACTGACTCCTCCGGACTTTTCATGTTGCAAAGACCACGCATCACCATGCGTGCCTGAGGGCTTACACGTTCCACTGTGAAGTCCTTAGGGGGCGGCAAACCTAAGCCACCCGCATATCTTGGTAAAAACCAAGATTGATTGGGATGAGACATACTTTTCAGCTTGTCGGAGTTGTATCTCAAATACTCCTGGCTAAGCCTTTCATAAAGTTCTAAGGGTGCATCATCCAATACGTGCCATGCTCGAGACACAGGACCCTCGTCGAGCAGTTGGTCGTCTTCCTCTGAAGCAACACGTCCGATCCCCAATAGGAGACCGGGCTTCACGTAAAAGATCGGTTCCGCGAGCACGCCCTGCTTGTAGAACATACGTGAATTTATGACAGCGAAATCATCGGCGAAGTAGTTCTTGCCGAGAGACATCACAAGCCCCAGCTTACTCATAGTGAGCTGCCAGAACTCGTAAGGGCTATCCGCTACATAGTGTTCGCTTTCCACCATACCGCTCTCGGTGGAAGGAAGATGTTGAAGTGTGTCGTCACCATTGAATAGAGAACCTGTACTTTCAAGTGTGACGTGTTCGACCCGGTAACAGTGCTCGTGAACATAAAGAGCACCGATTGCGTTGACGAGACAAAGGATAAAGAACGACAGCACCGAACCCATGCACTGTCCATTCAATTGATCCTGAAACTCAACGCTAGAAGTCGGGAAGTGGAATACATGCTCAGTTAAGATCTTTAGAGCCCACTCCTCGACGTCCAAGGGGACTTCTCCCCTATCACATAGCTTCTCCCAAACTCGTTCTGTCGCGAACTTCAGAATTTTGTTAGTTGCAGCTGTAAAATCCCCACTAAGTATGCCCGACCCGTCCGGAACTTTCGAAAAGAACTTCGAAACGTCCCTCGGTGTGATTGGCCTACCAGTAAACTCGAAGCTTGGATGCTTCTTGAGAATACCCCAAAAGATTCGTTGGAGGTATTTCCCAGTATACTGTAGTGATGGAGGACCCTTTGTGATGACGCGAACTTTTAAAGCTTCGCGTACTGGACTAGGCTGGCAAACAGGACGATCATATTCCGTCTGCCAATTCCTATCTATCCAAAACCGGATCGCTTCGCCTACGAACTCACGGCGATCACGTACTTCGTACATACAACCAGCTCTGTCGACCATCTCCTGCAAAGGTGGTGGTTCGAGCAATCGGTCAATGAAGTCTGGAAAACAAGACCAGATAAAATCTTGAAATAAACCTAACGAACCTAAAGTGTCGCGTGTCCCCAATTGCGTCACAAAGCGTCCCTCACGGTCTGCTCTGAGTGCAGACTTTATCTTTCGGAAAGCGAGTAGGATCTGCTCGCATTCGGCCGAAGAGGCCAACTCTGATCTAGAGTTCCTAAGATGAAGACTGTCTACAGACCGCCAGGAAAGATCCTTAGGGTTTAGCCGCGAGATATCTCCCGCACGTGGCCATTCCTTTAGAATCAGACGCCATTCATCCACTACGCCGTTCATAGCGTATGGGTGATATAGTTCGTTGGCCTGAGACGCTCCACAGCGTGCTCGGCCATAACAGGCTCGTAATGATGGAACAATCGACGAAACACTGTTAAGGTGGGATTTGTTGTAAAAACCTTGAGGAAACACTTCCTCGACTACCCGCGTAGCATAAACATCGAACCAGTCCGGCAACGGAGTTGGATCGGTGCGGCACATATCCTTCGACAGATCGTCGAGGGCCCCGTCAACCATATCTGGTCCGACTATAGGGCATCCCGTCTTCATGACGAGGAATGATTGCGCCAATGCTAGTTGCGTACGTCGAGATTGGTGACCTAACCGCATAATGCGTGCTCGAAAGAGCCCGGCATACATCAGCGGAGGAACCCCAAGGTCTTTTGGCAACTCTTGCTTGAGAAATTTCGCACTATAGTAACAGAACGAAAACTTCAAAACTTTCTCAGCAATCCCTTTCAAGTAATATCCGGCTATCCTCAGCGCCAAATGGTCGCGCGCTGAGGTTGTGAGATCAATGTGGTAGTGAAACGGCATTAACGCTATGTACATCGCGTTCTCAGCCATTACACCACACTTGAGCGCGGCAAAATATGCCATGCGCCTGTGCTCTTTACGAACAGTCCATTTCGTCTTGCCGTTCTCACGGTAAGACACTGGACGTAGAGCCCAATCTCCCAGACATTCCTCATCCACGGCTTGAAGATAAGAATTGCAGAGACTAGCAATCCTATCGTCACTCAACTCTAGCAGGTTCTTTGCCAGAGCTCCATCGTCAATGGTCGGTGTGTTTCCATTGACTATAGAATCGAATGCATATCGTTTATAGAGGCCAAGCGCCCTCTCTCGTACGTAGCGATTCATCGCACGAAG